CGATGCCATTGGCTCGAAAACAAAGCATAGCATCGCCGCCCCGGTACTGCTGGGTTTAATACCCAGCAGCCCACCTGTAGATGATCTTGGTCGCTACAGGTCGACCGGCAAATGCCAGATGATCCTTGTCCTCTTGGAGACCGGTACGCAAGCTCTTTTGAAGAGCTGAGTACCCATCGATGAGATCGGATCGCTTCGTGTCATGAGTGGAAATGATTTTCCACTCAAGACGATAAAGCGTCTGATTCCATCGTGACCATTTGGAGTCAGGATTATCGGACCAGCGAACTACTCCATCCAGGCCCCGAGGGGCTTCTGGATAAGGTAGAATCTCATTGATCAGATGATCAATGAACCTCACGGTTCGGTTGAGACCGAAACGAGAGTAGAGCTGGTTCCTGAGAGAGCTCAAAGAGACAATCTCAGTAGCATCTGACTGTGATTCAGGAGGGCGACGGCGCATATACGCAGGTGTTATGTCAACACCCGTGTACGCGTCAACGCCACACGACTCGCGAAAGAAGCCCTTTGTAAAGGACTTCCCCGAGTTCACTTTAAGCCCTGCGGCTTCAAGCGACTGAACCACATGAGGGTAGTAGCGTGTAGGGACGATGATGTCGTCACCATACACGCTCAGCCCGGAACCTCTCCTACCCAAGCTCTTCACAAAGCTAGGGCGGTGGAGGTTCTCAGCTCTGCAAATACTAGCGATAACGATGGCAGTAAATACCATCGCTTCGATAGGAAATGTCAGAGCTGAACCCATGGAGGCGAACTTGTTCAGAAGAACAAGCTCTCCTCCCGGGAGCTGCACGAACGCACTTCTCGAAAGACGCAAGAAGCGAAGAAAACTTGGGTTGAACCCAAAGATCTCCTCCACAAGCGCTAGAGAAACGCGGTCAGAAGCTTCACTGAGATCGATAGTGGCTAGTTCGCCAGTTCTCGATGCCAGTAAAGCTAGCTCCCGATTCGGATCCTGCGACGTATAGTCACAGATCAAGTTGCGTTCTTGGAATCCCCTTTTCAGGGCTCCTTGAAGCATCTGCTGGACATACTGGTTGTAGCTAGGCTCAATTGAAATGAGCCTTGGCTTAGCCGCCGTTTTTGGAACGGCGACGAGACGAGCAGGAACAGTCTCCTCAAGAGGAGGTCTGTCCAACAAGTCCCACCAGGAGGATCGGAAGAATTCCGATCCTACCAGCGATTCAACTTGCGATGAGATGGACTCAAAAGCCCATCGTTCATTCGAACCGAATCGTTCTGCGACAGCACCCGGCCCGTGCTTTCCATCAGTGATGGAAACCATGGACTCGCCTATCACCCTTCCAAAAAGGAGTTGGGCGACATGACGGACGTACGGATCGAGAGACTTCTTCAAGTCAGATCGTGAAGGGAGATTTTGGTCTACCTTCTTGAACTGCTCGATCGAGTCCTCGACGCGATCATCGGAACAGACTTCGAATATCTTCTTCTGAAGACGTACGATTTGTCTGATCCACCTGATTGCATGTACGTCAGGGTCGGTGCGTAACACAGCAGTATCCACAGCGAAGACTCGCGACCAGAGATCCCAAAGGAACTCTGGAAGCTTGCGATGTGTACCCCACCCATCAGATGATGGGAGAGTACCGTCTCGAAGGCCTTCAAGAAGAAGGTCATCAAGCCGAGGCATCGCAATCGTCATGAAGGATTCTCCTTCAAAAACGATTCTTCGCTGAAGCGTGGCTATGTCACGCTTTGGGCTGAACCCAAGAGCGTCTCCCGCATCAGCGATGAGACACTCAAGGAGTTGAACTTGGCTTTTCAAATCGCCACCTTTCTAGTGGTCGGTTTCCAAGCTGAAATGGGGTCCAGACGAGCTAGATTTTAGCTCGCCTGCCTGGACCGAATGAGAATTGCACTGAAGAGACCACCGATAGCGATACCGGTGGTCCCAGACAGAACAACGATGGACATCATGATGATGTTGTCCAAAGTATCAGTTCTCACCCGCCGCGAACTTGAGAAGGTTCGCGTAGGAATTTGCAGTCGCCCATGCGAAGAGCTCCTTGAACTCTTCGACGATCTGAGCGTCGGTCACACCCGTGAGGGGGCGATCGGCCGTCAGACTGACCATGCTGGACACTCGCGTGTTCAGCGTGGACACCAGCGGGTCGGTAACGACACGCTGGGTGTTGAGGCGGGCAACGTTCCGCTTCCGGTTGGAAGTGGATCGTGGATCCAGCGTCAGGACTTTGGCGGCGTCAGCCGACACAAAGTTTCCGACGGTGGTCCCCGTGATGACGCGCGGCAACGAAGTTGCCACGCTGTTCACGGTGATGGACTGCGGGTCCGTAAAGGCCATTTCATGCTCCTGATCTATTCAATTGGTATTGAATTGTTGTTGAGTTGTGTTGCTCAGAAGGCCTTTGCAAGGCCTAGTGAGACTAGCACCCCAAATTGGAAAGCTGAGAGGCTTCCAAGTTGGAGACCGAATCCGAAAGGAGTCGCTCGACTACGCGCCTTGGAGATGGAAATGTCGTAAGAACGACCTTTCACAACATCCAGGGACTTCAGAATGTTGCTCGGGTGAGGTCGGTAAGACCCCATCAGAACTTCCGAAGTCCACGTGACCTTACGGGTCATGTAGGCGTAATCAATGTTGTACCGCCCAGTCATGGGCGAGTACGTGTTGGCATTCGCGATTGAGGTACCCATTGTGGTTACCCAATCTACCAACCAGGAGTAAGGAACGAGATCCCAGATCAACTGGGGGTCGTTGATTAGCCCCATTCGTTGTAGCACCTCGAGCGCACGGTCTGCATGGTAGTTACTTGCCGGAGTTGCACGGGCAATGCCCGTGTACCTAGACGAGTAATGAAAATCCTCTGTTAAAAGAGTCTTTTCTCTACCATCCCAACTCCCTATCGAAAGGGTTGTTGGACTCATAGTGTTTCCCTGTATGTTTCCAATATACACGGATCCACTACCCCAAGGAGCACCTGCGAGCGGAATGATGGATCGACTATCGTCGGTCCGTCGCTCCGGTCCAGGCCACTGCCGCTTCCTTCTCACGGATTCCGTGAAAATGATGCGGTCGATCGCCAACAGTGTTGTAACAAGGTTGACGACTTCTTGGATGACCGGATTCCATCCAAACGCTGCATTAAGAGACTGACCACCGAGCGCTTTGTGCGCACGGCGGTTTTGTCTCATCCAGAGTTTGTATGAAGTCACGATGCCCGGTATATCCCCACGGAGTAGCTCAAGAAGAGTTACTCCCAAGGATGCTATCGGAGCATTCGGTGCGGTGGCATTGAAGTATCTGTTGGAAACCGCCTGCACTTCCGAGTTGGAAAGAATTCCAGCTGGAGTTTGTGTCAGGAACGGCATGGTAGTTCCGGTCGCATTCATGATGCGAGTGTTACTACCACAGAAGAAAACAGTGCCACTAGCGTCAGCGCCCAGGTATTTCGTTCGATCTCCGTAACGGTTAGTTGCGGAGAAGCGAATTTCGCCTGGATATCTCACACTCTTCAAGGAAGAGAAGAGATGGCCGCTGTCCACCTTCGAGTATCTATCCACTACCTGCAGTCCAGTACCGGTTTCGGCTGGAAATGCAGACCTGTCCACCTCTTCAAAGTAGCGTTTGCGATCAGCAATTCTACTCGCAAGAGATCCCTTCGTAGAAGGGACACGGATTCCAAATCCATCGGATTTGGGTCCACGTGGGTCAGGCGGATCTGAAGCTTTCTGAGCTCCAGTCCTGTGTGAATAGACGCCCTCAACCTGCCGTGGGTACGCGAAGTTGCAGATGTGTAAAACACCTGCATTCGTCGCGTACTCATAGAATGCCCGCTTTGGATCGCGGGCACGATGGTTGAGGTAATACAACGATTCAACTCCTTTCTTGAGTTCAGCGGGCCCCCGG